CTGTCCCCATCATCATTAAATTCAATCCTATTAAATCCATTAACCTCTTTTTGTATAACCTCTAAAACATAAATGCCACTGCTAGGTAAAGTAATTGTTTCTTGACCGCTTAAATCATTAAAAGTAGCTAATTGTGTACCATTTGTTTAGCCACAACATCATAATCACCGACTGCACCCGTAAATTGGAATTGATCTGAAGGTGTGCCAGCTTTTGTTGTGTCAACTTCTATAATAAAGGCGTCTATATTTAAATCTGATTTTAACAAAGTTTCCCCTGCATTTGATTTATCGTAAATGCTACCCCATCCAATATCATTATTAGCACCTTGACCCCATCCAATATTATTAATTACTCCTTTTCCCCAGTCACTCATAATTATTATATTTGCATACCACCAAAGTAAGAATCTCTACTTGGGTATCGGTCGTCATTTTTGTTAGTATTATATTCAGGATAGGTTTTTGGTTGTATGGCATAAACTCAATAAATTGATTTGTGTAATACTGTGCCAAATTCCTATACTTATTAATTAGATAATCTAAATCCTCTTTGCTTGCGAGTTCTGCTGTTTCGCTTGTATGCCTAAGAACCCCCTTATTTGTTATCTCAAACGCTCCTACGCCAATGTATTCCACCATTGCCCAGTAGATAGTCATATCCTTCACAAACTTGTCTAGTAGTATCTTTTCGGGGTCTGTGTTGTTACCTGAAAAAGTACCGTTTTGACTTCCGTTGTTAGTTACATATAATTCTAGTCTTTGAAAAAGTTTTGTACCTAAATAGTTTTGAATGTGTATCTGTTGAGCTATTTTAACAAACTGTAAAAACTTGTCAGGGTCTACTGAACCACTTACAATGCTGTTAGCCTTTATATCGTTTTGTGTTACAAATAGTGTGATTGCCATAATTATCTTTTATATCCGTTGTTAGGCATGTCTTTTGGCTTCATAGCGACCTCTTTAGGGTTTCGGATTCTGTAACCTTCTCTTTCTGCTTTGCCTGTGCTTATGCGTGGCGCTAGTGGACTCTTAACGTCTATGCTTCCCTTCTTTTTAAAAGTTAGTCTCATAAATTTATGGTTGCAATTTGGACCGCCTTTGTATTTCCAAATACTATAAGTTGATGCACCATTAACTCCAAATCCTGCATTAACCGCACTTGAACCCATAGAGATTAAATCTTCTTTTCTATAAATCTTGTTTGCGCTTACCATTTTTTTACAAAACTCTCTACTATTTGCAGTTGTGGTTTCAGGCGAATACTTATATCTTACCTTGAAATTAATACCATCAATCGTTTCATCTTGTCCGCCTTTTAAGTTTGGTCTCGCTGTGCCTGTGCTTACTAGATTTATTGCCTTTTGTAGAGTGGTTGTGCTTTTATAGTTGGCTTCTTCTAGTAGCTCATCCATTTCATCCTCTGTCTCTTCGTCTACTTCTCGCTCGTCTACCAACTCCCAATCATCGCCAACCTCTTCGCCTAATTCTTTAAGTTGCTCAAAGGCTTTGTTTAAATCCTCATCGGTTGGCTCTTGCTTTGACATTTCTACACCTGTCTGCTTTTCTTCTTCGTCATCGCTCAATGGCTCATCAACTTGCATGAAGTCTAAAGGCTGGATAGTCTTAAAGTATAAGTCTAAAGAAGTAGGGCATATCTCTTTTATAATGTCAATTAGTTGATTTTGGTAAACTCGAATAACTATATTTTCAAAAAGTAAAGTTGCATTCTTAATCTCGTCTGCATTGTTGCCTAATCCGCTCTGTCCATCTCGAATACCTAATAGCATCGGAGACGTTACAGAATGCCCTACAATCAACTTATTGAAGCATTCCTTAGATAAGTATTCGTAATGTGCTGGAGCATCGTTGAGAGGTATGCTGTCTATTGTTGCCTTGTGGTCTTTGTCATCATTAAATACAACTACAAACTTTTTCCCCTTGCTCCCTGTTAGTTTCTTTGTTGCCTCTCCTGCAATGTCTCTCCTCTTGTCTTCATCTTCTGGTACTGCGTTGTTGAAATTAAGAAGTGTCGTAGGACTAAAACCATTCTGAGCATCGTTAATTAGATAGTCTGCGATTTCTTCTTCTAGTAAAGCATAAGGCAAGCTTGCGATGTATTCTGGCGGCTGGAAGTATTCAAAACCCGACACGTAACCTTGCCAAATATATATCTCAGGTTCGTTTCCGTTTCCTTCTCCAAATGCTGCTATTGGCTCAGCTTCGTCTGATTTCTTTTTGTTTTTCCAATCGTTAAAATATAACCAAGTTTTAATTTTTCCAAACTTGTCTTTTTTCGTTGGTCTTAACGTTTGCATCGGAAAGTGTTCAGTTCCTACAACTTTTCCCTTTTTGTATAGGACTTGAATTGCAGCCATGCCCAACGCCTTACGGTCATAGATTATTTTTCGTAAATCACTAGGTCTAAAATAAGTCATTATCTTAATCCATTCCGAAGTTCTGTTTTCTGCATCTGTAGCCGCTAAACCTTTACCATAAATAAGATTTGATATACCTTTTATGATAGCTCCATTAGTTGAGCTTCCTGTAATACGTTCAATTAAGTAGTTGAAATAGTCGTTGTTGTCTCCGTATTCTACGTAATTATCGTTTTTAACCTCAGTAATGGATGGACTTGTATAGCTAGACAAGTTAACTATATGCGTATTTTTCTCATTTATCATAATGTGATGTATTCATTATCGGAATTAATACGGTTTCCCTTGTTATAACTGTCCGAATCCGTACAATATGCGGTGTTTCTGTACACTAAATCGCTAGTATTTTGCTTAAAAACCTCAATTATATACGTGTTTTCGTTGGTAAAATTAAAACCTTCTGTGTCTTCTATTTGAAAATAGTATAATTCCTGCGTTAAAGCCTTGGTTTTATCGTAGGTTAAAGCCTTTGACGTCTCATTTGTTACCTTAATGTCATATAAACCGCTGACATTTTGGGTAAATATGCTTAAAACTGTGGTGTTTTCAGTTACTTTCATATCTATTATACTTTCATTCCTTACTATTTGTAACATAATTAACAAAAAAAAGCCTATCAATTAAGACAGGCTTTCATTATTTATTATAAATCATATTAAGTTCCTACAACTATTGTAGTTTGAGTATCGTCCCCTATAATTGTAGGGTCTACTAAGTAGCTCAATTCTCTTTCCTGTGCTGTAATCGTTAAGTTATAGCCTGAAAGTTCTCCCATTGCTGAGCCTGTAACCTGATTTACAGATACAGTACAACCGTTTTCAATTCCTACAAGTAAAAAGTTACCGTTATAGTCCTCCACAAAGACCTGAGGTCTCCCAAAGCTTGCTAGTTGCAATTCATCTCTAGTTGTAGCACCAATCTGTTTTAAGATTGCGGTAAAAGTAGAGGTCACAAATGAAGTTCCCGTTTCTTCCGAATTTTCGTTAGCATCCTCTAGGTTATGTCCTGAACTTCTAAGCTCATATTTGTACAACTCTAAAGGTGTATCTGGACTTGTCAAAAGTGAGGTAACTAATCCAGCAGTTTTTTCAAATTGCTTGTAAATTAGAGGTTCAAAGTTGGCGAAGTAAAAGGCTTTAACCCCTCCAACGCCTGTTTTGCAAGGTGTGTCTAAACGACCTTTTGTTATATCACATGCCATATTTATAAAGTATTATAAAGGGAGCTATTAACTCCCTTTTGATTAATCTGGATTTACGCTATTTACGATTCCGTATGTTACGATGTCCTTTGCAAAAGTATACTGAACTGCTGCTGTAAATCTCATAACAAATCTTACGTTTTTACTTCCGTCAGTTTCTGCCATATCAATTAGCCTTACTTCTGAATGATCGGAAAGTAAACCAGTTCCGAACTTAAGGTTTGAAACTCTAGTCGCTAACATTGTATTTGCAGCTAGTCCGTATGTCATAAACAACTGAACTCCATCAAATTCTAAAGCTCCTAAACTTTGGTTGTTACCTTGGTTATTTACACCAGCAGCACCTTTACCGTTAGCACCAAATCCACCTAAAGCTCTTGTATAAGCTTTGTAAACATTTGTTGCTACGTAGATTCTCATATCTTCTTTTCCGTAGAGTCTGTTAGGTATTGCATCGACTACTTCTCCAAGCTCATCAGCTACATTTTCAGCAGTTACGGTAGTTCCTGTGATTTCTTGATCTGCTGGAAGGTCTGCATCGTCTGCAACAATAGTTGTAAATCCATTGTACTCTCCTTTGTTAGATGCTACACCTCTCCAAATGCTTGTCTCATTTGCTTCTGCTACTTTAGCAACGTATTCAGCAATGATAAAGTCAGCAAAGGTTTTAGGTATTACATCGAAAGCAGAAAATCCCATTTCGACTGCATCCCAAGTATCAATAAAATCAGTCTTACAAAATTGCTGATTTACTTGAAGCTCTTTAGGTTCTAAAACTCTTTCGAGTAAAGTAACACTAGAAGATGCAGAAAAATCACAAGTTGCATCTGCGATAATGTCGCCAATACTTGCTGGTCTTAATGTTTTACGAAATTTGATATTTGGAATAATGTCTACACCTCCCTGCTCTAAAGTTGGGGATGAAAATAAAGCCGCTGCAACGTAAGGCATTGCGCCTTCTCCTGCATAGCTAGTTGTAATGTTTGTTGTTGTTGCCATCTTTTTTTGGTATTAAATTGGTTTATGAAAATAATTTCTGGAAGACAACGCTCTTGGTGTCTCCTTTTCTTTTCTGTGCGTATAGGTTAATATTCTTTTTAACTTCCTTTTCGGGTGAGTGCGTTACCTTTTTTACAGGCTCTTCTGCGCTTAACTCTTCCTTTTTAATCTCTTCTTTTACAGGCTCGGCTTTTGCTAAATCCTCCTTAGACATTTCTTCTTTGTCCTTGCCTTCAATCATGCCCCTTAATTCGTCCATTTCTTTTTTGAGGTTTTGCATGTCCTCTTTAGAAGCGAACTCCATTTTGTCCTCTTTTAAGTCTTCCTCTTCTGAGTCGGCTTTTATAATCTCTTTAACTACGCCTTCCTCTTCCACTACAACCACATCGCCATTTTCTAGCTCGTGATTTGCTACGGGTGCTGGGAGTCTTTCCCCGTCTTCGGTCAATACAAATATTGCCTTGCCTTCAATTTCTACGGGTGTACCGTCTTTAAGTACAGCCTTTTCTAGCTTTACTTCTTTTTTGGATTCTTCGCCTGTAAGCATTAAACCTACTTTGCTGGCAATTTTATCCAAAAGTGTTTCCTTTGTTTCGCTCATTTTAACCTCTATTTGATTGTTTAATTCTTATTCCATTTGCTTCTTGAACGTCTGAGGTGTTTTGTCCTACAGTCGCTCCTATCCCCTGAGCTTGCAAGCTGCCATCGCAACACTCAGCCTTGTAAGTGCCATCTTCGCAAAGACAACCTCTTTTACTATTTTTAGGACTTGTCCTACTTGGTGTTTTTCCTTTTTTCTTTGCCATTTTTAAATAATATTTATAATATTGCCATTATTTCAGTTAATATTTCTATTTCTTTGTCTTCTTTGCTTGGTTCTTTTTTCTCTAGTTTGTCCGAAAAGAACCCCTCAATACTAAAGCCTTTTATCTTGCCTTCTTTTGCTAGGTTGTAGACTTCTTGGTTGTCTGCTTTCATAGAGATACACCAAGTACCTACTGGAACATCTAAACCGTAAAATGCTGACTTATCCATTTGCTTGTCTTCTGTTAACCACGACTCAAAAATGGTCATTCCCTTGACTTGCTTAGCGTGTTCTTCGGTTACTTGGTCACTATATTTATTCTTTGCAAACATTAAGGCAATCTTTGAAATGGTTTCTTTTGAAAAATATATGTAGTATTCCTTATCGTCTTCAACTCTTAATATAGGTTTGTTTGGAATGAGTGCAGCACCTAATAAGATACGTCTCTCTTTGCTCACTTCTGCAAGCTCTATTTTAGTTTCGTTCTTAAGCGTAACGAAATTACTTTCAATCGCTGGGTCTTCTACAAGGCTAACAGCTCTTATACCTAATTCTAGGTTATTCTCGTCAAGGTACATCTCTCTTAAGTCCATACTTAAAGTACTGTCTAATCGTTAAAATGTAACATTTTTTAACATCTACAAGCGTTGATTACGATATAAAAGGCTTATATTAGCAATCTAAAGGCGTGCAAACCTATAAGACATATTTAAAAATCCCCTTTGTTTTGGTTGTTGCACGCTCCAATTCACAGGGGATTTTTGTATTTAAAATAACTATGGAAAAGAAATGTACTAAGTGTGGTGAGGTAAAAAGTTTAGATGAGTTTTCTAATGATAAAGTTACTAAAGATGGTAAGCAATTAGATGTAAAAGTTGTT